TGCTTAATTGCAACCTCATACCTGTTAATACTGGTACAACCTTTATTGATGAGTATCGCAAAGTGTTCGAGAGACGATTAGAAGGTAAACGTCAAAAGAACATGGTGATTGCCGATTCATTACGGATTGCATTGAACGGCACATTCGGTAAAACAGCGAGTAAGTATTCCGCACTTTATTCCCCTGATGTGATGATTAATATTACCTTGACGGGGCAGCTAACTCTTTTGAACCTAATTGAGACTTTAGAGGATAACGGTGTTCAAGTGGTATCTGCCAATACGGACGGCATCATGCTCAGGCATAAACGGAATGAGGTTACAAAGGTTCATAAAATTGTCAAGGAGTTCAGTGAACTCACAGGTTTTATATTTGAGGACACTCCGTATCGAGTAGTAGCACTTAAAGACGTAAACAATTATTTTGCCGTAAAGCAGGATCGTTCAGTCAAAATCAAAGGTATATATAGCGCACCGACGCTCAGTAAGAACCCAACCGCGCCCGTAGTCTCAAAGGCAGTGGGACTCTGGCTAGCCTACGGTACAAAGTTTAAAGACACGGTAATGAATTCACCTCTAACAGACTTTATCAGCGTGCGCTCGGTAACTGGCGGCGGAGTTCAGGGTGATAAATACCTCGGTAAAACGGTGAGATGGTATCAAACGAGGGAACAGTTACCACCCCTTACTTATGCCTCAAACGGGAATAAAGTGGCAAAGACTGACGGAGCTAGGGAATGCATGACGTTACCGACTAGTATTCCTGAAGATTTAAACTACGATTGGTACTATAAGGAGATTATGAAGGTAATTAAAGATATTGGAGCAGAAAGATTTTTATAAGCTATAATTCAAACATAAACAAAATAACAGGAAAGGAAAAAATGCAAGATGAATTAAATCTAGAGCCAGCAGTAGTTTGGGTAGTAGACAACACCCAACGTAAAACTATCAAGGACGCAGCACGTTTTGGGGAAATTGAACACGTCTTTACTGACGTTCAGTATGAAGACCCCGTAGAGCATGCCCGAGATGTTTTAAAGGATTTCCAAGAAAATGATTACCTTTGTATGATTGGAGATCCAAAGTTGTCAGCAGTGTGCGTCGGAGTATTGGCGCAAAATAATCCTGGGAATGAAATTAAGTTGTTGCAGTTTGACAGCCGAACCTTTCAGTATTTTCCCGTGTATTTAAACTTTTAATAAAGGAAATAAACATGAGCTTTATGGATTCCCTTGTCAAGGGAAAGCAGGAACTACCTCCTCGAATTTGTATTTACGGAAATCATGGTATTGGTAAGAGCACAATCGCGGCTCAATTTCCAGCGCCAATTTTTGTTAATACTGAAGACGGTATTGATTCTCTTGACGTAACTTCATTCCCTCGCGCCGCTGAAATTGGTGACGTAGTAGGGGCAATCAAAACGCTGCTCAAAGAAGATCACGAATTCAAAACATTAGTTATCGACTCGGTAGATTGGCTAGTTGAACCTTTAATCTCTAAGAATGTTGAATCATCATACGACGCGAAAGACCTCGGGTACGGTAAGAATCAGGTTTACGTAGCAGAAGAATTCCGTGAGATCCTTCAGGGTCTAGACGCATTACGCCGCAAAAAGGGTATGAATATTGTTCTACTCGCTCATGCCTCTGTGGTTCGTTATGAGAACCCATTGACCGAGCCGTATGATAGATTTGTCCCTAAGTTACCTAACCGCTGTAATGCATTGTTGCAGGAATGGTGTGACGTAGTGGCGTATGCAGGCTTTAAGGTTATTGTCAAGAAGGCAGACGTCGGTTTTAATAATACGGTAAACCGTGGTATTACAACTGGTGAACGCTTATTGCACGTAACTGAAAGTCCAGCCTACATTGCAAAAAATCGTTATGCATGCCCTGATTCATTTGAGATGACCATTGAGGAAATCTCTAAAAATATACCTGTAGTATCTTAATAACCTAAAGGAGTAATAGAATGTCTAAATTTGGATTTGATTTAAATGAGTATGAAGTTGAAGAACGTAGTTTTGAGCCATTGCCTAAAGGCGATTATGAACTCAAATGTTCCGAGGCAGAAGAGAAAACAACTCAAAAAGGCGGCACAATGATCGCTGCGACTTTTGAAGTAGTTTCTGGTAAGTACGCTAACCGTAAGATTTGGAATAACTACAATATTCACAATGATTCAGAGAAGGCACAACGCATTGGCAGGGAGCAAGTTTCAGCATGGGCACGTGCCTGCGGTAAGCCAAACGCTACCTCGGTTGATGAATTGCTTGAGCGTAGTTTTACGGCGGTTCTTGATATTGAAAAGGGTACAAATGGTTACTCTGACCGTAACAAGATTGTCGGCTATGTTTCAAAGGATTCAGTTCCAGCCGCAAAGCCTAAAGTAAAAGAGCCATCATTGCTTGATTTAGAAGATGATGACCTAGACAAGGCAAAGCCAAAAGCAGAAGCCAAGGAAGGTAAAAAGAAGAATCCTTGGGATTAAGGTTTGTTCAGATCAGTGCAAGTTAATCGAAAGAACACGGAGCGGCTACCCCCGTTTGCATAGGTAGCCCCATTAATAACGCAATAAAGGAAATACATGGCAACTAAAAAACCAGCGCCAATTATGATCCCCGCAGCTGAGGATGAAATGATTGGAAGCATTTATAGCGGCATCAAGGCTCGTCAAGACAGACCAATGAGGTTGTCTAGGCTCGGTGCGTCAAGCATAGGAGAGGAATGCCTCAGGAAGATCTGGATGGATTGGCGCGGCTATGACAAAGTTGATTTTGACGGACGCATGCTACGCTTATTTGAAACAGGTAACCTACAGGAAGACCGAATCGTTTCAGATTTAAAGAATGCTGAATATCAAGTTTATGAAAAAGACTCTAACGGAGAGCAATTTACATTCACAGACAAAACAGGGCATTTTGTAGTCAAAACTGACGGAGTCATCAAGGGTATACCTTCAGCTGAGAATACCCCACATGTTCTTGAAATAAAAACACACAACAAAAAGTCTTTTGAGGAGTTAGAAAAGAAAGGTGTTGTCATTTCTAAGCCGATGCATTATTATCAAGTTCAGGCGGGAATGTTATTTAGCGGCATTGAACGCGGGTTATACCTCGCTCTTTCTAAAGACAATGAGGCTTTTTACGTTCGGCGCATAAAGCCTGATGCCCACACTCAGAATGATATCCTCAAGCGAATTGACATATTAGTTAATGCGGAGATACGTCCAGCGCGTATTGGTGAGAGTGATGAGGCTTACCCCTGCCGATGGTGCGACTTTAAAGAAGTGTGCTTTGATAAAAAGCCGCCGCTCAAAAACTGCCGTACATGCGAGTTCTCTAAACCTATTGAAGACGGAAAGTGGTTCTGCGAATCTTACGCCGTAGAGCTGCCTATGGAAACTCAATTAACAGGTTGTGAAGACAGTTACGTACAGAAAGGTAAATAATGGCTTATTTCAGTAGAAAAGAAGCGTTAGATTATGCTATGGTTTATTGTGAGAAAATAGCTGAGGCTAAATTTCAAACTCCTACGGACTTTGTAGCAGTAGCTGAAATAATTTATGAATTTCTAAATAAAGATGGAGATATGAATGTCAAATGTACAATCAGAACATGAAGACAACGGCTTTGATGAATACTGGGAGCAGTTTAATAACATAGACGTCTTAAAAGCCTTAGCAAAAGAAATCTGGGATGACGCATTTAAAGCAGGTGGAAAGAAGCCTTGGTTCAGTTTGACTAAGGAGCAAATGAAAGCAATTCAAAATATGGACTTTGAGGAATAACATGGCAGACTTTTATTTAGGTATTGATCCAGGAACTTATGGCGCACTCGCAGTGCTAGACAAAGGCGGCGCAATTGTTGACATATATGACATGCCGACCCTTGAGTATGTTTCTGGTAAGTCCAAAAAGCAGAGAGTAAACCCGCAGGCAATTTGTGCTGAATTGAGATTATTCAAAACTCAATCGGTAGAAGGAATGATTGAGCAGGTGAACGCAATGCCAGGACAAGGCGTAACGAGTATGTTCTCTTTTGGACGTTCACTCGGTATTCTTGAGGGGACACTCGCAGGTCTTGATATTCCCTACACCCTCGTTACCCCGCAGGTGTGGAAGAAGGCTATGGGAGCAAATGCATCTAAAGACGGAGCACGGGAGATGGCGATGCGACTCTGGCCATCAAAATCTGAACTCTTTAAACGTAAAAAAGATGACGGACGAGCTGAAGCTGCATTGCTAGCCTTGTATCTTTTGAGGACTAGGAATGGAAGATAAACTCAAAGATGCTCATACTGCAATCATGGCTAGCGGAGTTTGGATATGNTTTGAAAAGCAGCCTACAATAAAAGAAGTTGATGAGGCGCGTAGGCTTTTGAATCAATTAACCGATGAACTCATAAAGGAGAAATTAGATGCTGACTCGGCAACTGATACCCAGACGGGATAAAAGCCCAATGGCGACTCGCAGGCGGCAGTCTCGTCATGAAATTTTATCAAGATTTAATTTTTTAAGAGCAACAGTAAGCGTAGGTCGGTATAAACCTTGTAGATGGTGGCAGAACAAATATCCAAATTATAGAAAATGGGAGTATAGAAACTTATGAAACCCTTAGATATAGCTAAGCAGTATGAGGAGTTTGAAGAGCTTGAATTGCGCCGTGCTCAAATCGCGTTCAATATTCAGCAGCAAATTAGCGTTGTTGAACGCATCATTGAGAACAATGCTAAGTATTGTCAAAGTCCTCTGACATGGAATGTAACTTCAGGACTCCTGGAGCAATTGAAAACCTATGCACCAGCAATCTTTGTTACGGCTGAAGATAGTTTACACAAAGCAATGCAAAAAGATGTAGAAGCAGTTCGAATGAAACCTTTATACGGAGAAAACACATGAGAAAGCAAATTAGAGCAATGCAACGAGCTGCGCAACGTAAAGCAGATAAAGCGGCTGCAAAATTAATGGGCTGGCCAAAGGCTTTACGTCAATACGCTAGTAGATTAGGTAACGGGGCAGAACAAGCCTTAACATTAAGTAAGCAAGTTGAAAGGAATAGCAAATAATGGCAACTAAAAAGCAACCCGCAGTAAAAGTAGAAGCACCTAAAGATGAAGTAGTAGAAGTTATTGAGGCGGTAAAGCCTAAGCAGACTGAAGCAGAGATTCGCAAGGAGATTGAAGAATTAACCATGCAAGGTCGGGATGCCCCAATGACAGATCAAATTTACGGTATAGTAAAACCAATCCCAAAAGATCCAACGGACATTTTACCAGAGCCCAATGGATTGTTACAGGGGGTAACTGATCCATTGCAACGCTTTATAAATATGTATCAGCCAGGAGAGTTTGTAATGCGTCAAAACTTCAGGAAGCACCTACTCCAAGTTTTAGAAGATTGGCGTGAACAATTTGACCCACAAAAGGAGATTGAAGATGAATGATCACATTTGGACAGCTGCAGGCACTGATATTACAATCCGCTGGAAAATGGCGGGTTGGACTCCTCCGTCAGAACTGCAAGAGTATAAAGACAAGTGGAAGTATTATCAAGAACTTCCACTCCGTTCTCTTGATGCCAATGCTAAGGAACAATACGAAATGGTTCTAAAGCGAGCTAAAGTATCTCGTATTAGATAAAAAGATCCCGCCTAAAGGCGGGATTAAAGAGGAAATTATTGCCAATAGCCTTTAGCTTTTCCAGCTTCATAAGCTAGAGGTGCTCCAATAGCCAACCCCGTACCTATAACTTTTGCAGGTGGGTATGGGG